GCTTCGCGCCTTCGGGCTGGGGCCGAAAGCCGACCCCCTCAACTGGGGCGTCACGGTGTTCCCGGTGACCGACCGTGCGGCGATTGACGCCTTGTGGCACGAGCAGTTTCGTATCGTCACGGGTCGCGGGACGGCGGCGGCGTATGCCTCACCCGAGGGACTGCGCTACGGGGTCTATCAAGGGACCCATTTTCCAGATGGGTCCCGGCATTGGGGCAAGTATTGGAAGCACAGCCGCGTGATCGTCGTTCTCAAGGCGCACGCGGACAATACGGCCCTCTGGTCCCACGAATGTCGGCATGACGTATTAGGCACGGAAGATCACCCTGCTCTATATTTCCACGGCAGTTCCCTTACCCTTCCTTGAGGCCCAATGACCGAGACCCCGCAGACCGTCACGATCCCCTCCGCCCTCGCGGTTGGCATTCTCAACTATATGCGGAGCCGCCCGTATGCCGAGGTTGCACAAGGCGTACAGGCCCTCGAAGCGGTTCTCACCGAGCAGTTGCCAAAGGCCGACCCGGAGTAACCCGATGAAGTCCACGCGCTACCACCTGACCGAAGCCGCCCCGCAGATCCGAGCCGAGTCTGACCTCCCGCCCGGTATCGCTGGGCGCGTGTCGGGCGTGGCGCTGACCTACGAGGTGGTGGACAGCTACCAGACGATGTTCGCCCGCGAGTCTGCCAAGCGGACCATCAACAACAAGGTCGCGGCTCGCAAGGTTCCGCTCCTGATGGATCACGAACGCACCTCAAAGGCGCACGTTGGCGTGGTCACCGAGATGCAGGATATGGGGGACGCGCTGGTCATGACCGCCGACATCTTTGACACGGCTGACGGACGGGCCGCGTTGGAATACGTCAAGGCGGTCTTGGCAAGCGGAGCCTCGACGGGGTTCAGCATCGGGTTCATCCCGCGTGCCTCGGAGATGGTGACCGTCAACGGCAAGCCCGTTGAGCGCTTCACCGAGATCGAACTGCGCGAGGTTAGCATCACGCCGATGCCCGCCGTGCCGGGCGCTGAAATCGCGGCGGCTCGCGCTGATGAAATGGAGACGGTCAACCCGATTGACCAGTTGGAGGAGGAGGAGTCGCCCGAGCGCACGGACGATGAACTCCTGCTACTTGCCGCCCGTGCCGCGTTGGATGCGCTATCCGACAAGGCGCGAGAGGCATTGCTGCACACGTACAAGCCCACGCCTACCATGACCGAGACGGCTTCGTCTGACGCCCCCGTGGTGTTGGATACGCCCACCTCGACGGACAGCACGGCACGGTACGCCAAGATGGAGGATCGCATCAAGGCGGTGCGATCATCGTTCGTCCTACCCAAGTAAGAGAGACTGACTACCATGAAGGCCCCACTTGTTTCCAAGAACCGCGCCGCGAACGAGTTTCGCGAGCAGGCTCACAAGCTCCGCTCGGAGCTGATGGACCCGACCGCCAGCTTCACGGCGGACGAAGTTGAGAAGCGTACTGCGGATATCCGTGCGCTTGAGATGCGGGCGCAGTCTGCCGCCGAGTTCACCGCTGATGCCGAGGTCGCCCGTCAGGGTGGCGACGAGGGCCTGACCCGGATGGACGTGAGCGGTGCTGACCGCACCGAGTTTGCTGGCATGAAGGACGCGAGCGAGAAGGTCCGCTCGGTTCTCGTCAAGGCGTTCCCCTCGATCGGCTCGTATGTCCGCGCCGTGGCGAAGGGGCCTGCCAACGCGAAGGAGGCCGAGGCGCTTCGCACGGTCGATATGATGACCCGCACCATCACCGGCTCGACCAACGGTGGTGAGTTCCTCCTCCCGCTCTCGCAGGTTCCCGAGATTTTCTCGGTGAGCAATGCCCAGCCGGGCCTGTTCCAGTACGCCCGCCGCTACAACGTGCCGGGCCGTTCGCTCCGCATCCCGTATCTTCTTCAGGACGAGGGTACGTCCACCCTTAACCGCCCGATGGCGGGTAAGATTGCGAACGTCACCATCGTGGGCGAAGGCGCGACCAAGCCAGAGCGTGACCCGAACTTCGGTCAGCGTCTCCTCACGATGTACAAGTACGCCGCTGTGACGGAGTTCGGTGACGAACTGCTTGGCGATGACTTCACCGGCGAGCTTCCCGCCGAGGTGACTGCCGCCGTCGGCGGGCAGGTCATCAACAAGATCAACGAAGACATCACCATCGACGGCACCGGGTCGAGCCAGCCGCTCGGCGCGTTCAACACGAACAACTCGGCGTTGCTCAAGGTCGTGCGTCAGACCGCGAACGCATTCACGGCCCGTGATGCGTTCCAGATGTACGAGCGCCACACCCACGGCCCGAACTCGGTGTGGATGATCTCCCGCCGCGTGCTGGCCCAGTTGTTCGCGATGCAGACCACGAACAACACGATGGTCACGTGGATTCCGAACCTTCGCGACAAGCCGCAGATGACCCTCCTCGGGTTGCCTGTGATCGTCACGGACCTTCTCCCGACGCTCGGGACCGAGGGCGATGTGGCGCTGGTGAACGGCGACTTCTACGCGATGGGCCTCCGTCAGGCTCTCACGGTCGAGTCCTCGATCCACTACAAGTTCGTGAACGACATCACCACGTATCGGTTCGTTGCTCGCGCCGGGGGCATCCCGCTTCCGACCTCGACCTATGCCTACGCGATTGACTCGTCGGGCAACAAGGTTGACGAGCATAGCCCGTTCGTCGTGCTGGACAACACGGCCTCTGCGTAAGCCGAGAGCCAAGCGGACAGTCGGTGCGGAGGGGGCCATCACCCCCTCCGCTTCGGCGCTTCCGTCAGAGATGTTGGTGACCGTCCGTGTGAAGGCCCTCATCAACGGACAGGTGATGCAGAAAGGGCAACAAGTGACGCTTCCTACGGCACAAGCCGAGGAGCTATTTAGCGGAGGGGTGGTGGCGTCTCGGGAGCAGATTGACCGCGTGTGGGCGAGTGTGGGCCGGGTACTATCTCCGGGTCTCATTGCCTCGCACTACACGGCAACGCCCTACGACCCGTCCGCGCTCAAGGTATTACAACTGACCGCCTACGATCCCGGCTCCTCGGTCTACCGCTACCACTCGGCGGCGAATGTGGTACCGGGGGTGGTGTCGGCGCTGGTGCGCTTTGGGCATACAAACAAGCATTGCGACCTCCGCCAATGGGATACGGAGATTGACGCGCAGACAATCCAGCTACTCTACGAGACAGCGGATGTCGTGCATAGCCACATGGACTACTGGGTCTTGCGGAACGAGCTACGCAAGGGAACCCGCGACGGCTTGATTCAGGCGCTGACCTACCACGGCTCGGTAGACCCCGGCAACATGGCAGGGTCGGTCAAGGTAAACGACGGCGGCAACGATGACCGGATGGACGCCATCTGCTTTGGGGCGCGGCCCTATCATCACCGCCTCGGCATCAAGCATTGGCTCCCGATTCCGATGCCTGTCGCGGACTATCAGCAGATTGCGAAAGAGGAGACGGTCAAGTCCAAGACCTTCCGCGTGGCGCACAGCCCGACGATGCGGCGGATTAAGGGGACGCAGGAGTTCCTGAATGCGTGCGACTACCTCAAGATGCATCAGGGCATCGACATCGAGCCGGTGCTGATTGAGAACATGGAACACGGCGCGGCCCTGCGGCTCAAGGCGTCCTGCGATGCGGTGTTCGACAGCTTCTGGCTTGGGATGCAGGGGTCGGGCTTGGAGGGCGCGGCGATGGGCAAGGCGGTCATCGCGGGCGACCCCGAGGCGCAGAACGATCTGGTGAAGCTCGGCATTCCGGTGCCGTGGACGGTGGCGAACGATGGACCGCAGTTGCGGGAGGTCTTGGCGAAACTGCTCCGAGACCGTAGCTTCTATGCGGCAGAAGTTGAGCGAGTGCATCAGTACGTCCGGACCTACCACGACTACCCGGTAGTGGGGCAGAAGTACGCAGACATCTTGACCGAGGCAAAGCGCAATGGCCCTCCCTACCGTAAGTGATCTGAAGTCCTACCTTCGCATCGAGACCACCGCCGAGGACACGCTCTTGACGGCGCTCATCGCTCGGGCAAAGGCGCAGATGGAAGTCTGGACCGACGTTCCTGTCACGGCTGTCAATACCACGGCGGTTGACCGAGCCGACACGATTGACCCCCAGCCCTGCCTGTCGCTCATCTTCCCGAAGCGTCCCATTGGCACCACAGCGACCATCGTGGACTCGGAAGGTACGACCGTCCCAGCGACCGACTACACGATCAACCAGTCCTCGGGCGTTATTTACGCCAACGCGGGGTATTCGTTCCCGTATGGCCCCTACACCATTACCACCTCCTGCGGACTGTCTCTGCGGGGCGATTACGCGCAAATAGAGCCGGTTCTGTCGCAATGCATCATTGACTTGGCGGCTGACCTCTATCAAAAGCGGACCCCGAACGCCTCGACCGAGACGGCGGCGGGTACGTCAATCAGTTGGGATGTCTCGCGGGATACGGCGGCTCGCGTCCTCAAGGTGTTGCGGACGTTCAAGCTCGCGGTGGCTGGCTGATGTATATCGCACCCGGCCTTCTGGATCGGCGGCTTCAGTTCTTCACGCGAGCGGAGGACGGGGCCGACGGCTTTGCCCGCCCGGTCTACACGCGGGTCGGGACGTACTGGGGACGCATTGACGCAATGTCGGACCAGTTCACACCTGCCGGTTCTCCGCAGGGGCATATTGACAGCCGCACCTCGCTAGTGGCGACGGTTGCCGATTACGTCGATGTGAACCCGTTCGGCATTGTCAAGGACGAGAACGAGACGCCGATCTACTTTGTGCGGGGCGTGATTGAGTTGCGGCAGTTGATGTGCAAGCAGTTGACGTTGGAGGAGGTGGACCCCACGACCTACGGCCTGTTCACCGGGTCGGACCCGGATAGCGTGGCGGATGGGGTGCATCTCATCAACCCAGCGGCGGATGCGTTTTCTTCAGGCTTTGACGAGGGCTACAGCTAATGGCGGAAACTCCGAAGGTACTCTCTGCGCTTCTCGCGCAACTCCCGGACAACACGACCGGCCTCATCTCGCCCGAGGACATCCGTGACGCGGTAGTCTCGCTGTTCCCGAGCCGAGGGCAGTTGGACTTGACCGCAACAGCCCAGACCACGTTTGCCACCACCAACACCTACGTCAAGCTCGCTGGTACGACGGCGCTTGACACCTCGCTCGGGCAAGACGGCTTCTCGCAAGTTTCTAACAACGAAATGCGAGCGACCAAAGCGGTCAATCAGGTCTTGTTGGTGACGGCAAATGTGGAGCTAGTCTGCGCGGCGAACAATAAGTCGTTCGGCATCACGTTCGCCAAGAACGGAACCCCACTCTCCAACGTTCACGTCTCGGCTATCCTGTCGGACTCCAACGAGGGTTACGGCTTCTCCCTGACGGCGCTTGTTCCGACGGCGCAGAACGACACCATCTCTATCTACATCCGCAACGAGACCGACACCACGGCGGTCACGGCGGTGGCGTTGGCGCTCTCTGCGGTTGGGTTCATCCGCTGATGGACGCTCGCCTGATCTGCGGACAGGACGTGCGGCGGTCGGGCATCTGGCCTACCGACGAAGCGCGGATTGAGGCGTTCATCCAGCGGCACGGCGGGACGCTCGAAGCGGCTCCGGTTGGGGATGCGGCGGTCATGCTTCGCTGGACTTCGCTCGAAGGGCCGTGCAAGACGGCGACCGGCATCACGGCGCGTGAAGCGTTGCGGAAGCTACAGGCGGAGATGATATGAGCGTCAAAGTCACGGACCTCTCGCCGCAGTTCTTGAAGCAGTATCGGGACGCCTCGCGGATGGCGCTCGATGCGGCGGCGGCATTGTACGAGGGGAACGTGAAGAAGCGGTTCTTTCAGGGCTACTACACCAGCCAAGCTTTCCGATCCACGGCGCAGGTGGCCCAGCATATCAGCCGAGAGGCGCCCGTGTTTCGTGGCGGGGGCTGGTTCAGCATCGTCGGTATCCCCGACGGCGAGCTTGCCAAGCCACGCGGCAAGAAAGCCAAGCCGCCCAAGAAGCCCACGACGGTCGGCAAGATCGCGCTGGCATGGGAGATTGGGCATCACAACATCTTCACGCGACGTTGGGAGCGGGTGCCAATCTTCAAGCCGGTGGCGATTGACTCCGCAAAGGCGATGATTGACACCTACAACCGCGTCCTGAATCGCTACATGGAGCGCGGGAGAGCCGTCCGATGAGTCTACCGACCTACGTTGTTCCGGGCAGTCTGCCCCTGCCGTCCACGGCCTCCACGGTCCAGATCTACGCGACCCTGCGCCAGTCCTTGCTCGAGTACGTCAGCCCGAGCGGGAGTCGGCTTGAGGACATCATCGGCACCCGCGCTTACGTGCGGGCGGCTCCCGCCTCGCCGCTGTTCCCGTACCTGACCCTCCGCTTGGACCGCACCAGCCTTCCGGCCTACAACGGCTACCGCGAGACCGCCATCCTCGAAGTGCAGGGGGTTGGCAAGCCCGAGTCGCAGTTGGCGATGGTCGAGTCGGCTATTGACATCGTCGACCAGTTCTTGACGGGGTTCAACGATGCGCGGTCTGGGCTGATGGTCGGGCGGTCGCGGACGCGGCAGACGGTCCCGATGCTCACCGATCCCGCCGACTCCTCGGTCGTGGCGGTCATCGCCAATTACGAAATGTTCCTCTGGCCCCGTGTGTTGACCGAGCGGGCTGATTAGATTCCCACCACCACCCTCCGTAGGATAGACCTATGACTGCTCCGCTGACTGGCTACACCTCCGCTCTCCCGAGCGACATCCTCCTTGACTCTGGCGTCCTCTACGTCGGGCTGACCCCATCGACCGTGTTCGGTGCGTTTGCAGGGGGCCTGAAGTTCGACCCCGGCGTGACGTACCGCAACGCTGACTTCGACGGCAAGCGGTCGCCTGTCAAGGGTCTTGACCGCGTGACGATGCGGATGCCGAAGATCTCTGGCACCTGCATCCAGCTTTCGACGGCGAACGTGGCCCAAATTGAGCCGGGAGCGGCAACTGTTGTGTCGCAGGCGTGGACGGCCTCGACCTCTTATGCGCCGAAGGCCGCTGGACAGTTGCTCGCCTCGGGCGACTATCTCTCAAATGTGCGCTTGGTCTTTCAGCGTGGCGGTGCGACCGCTTCTGCTGGGAGCTACGTGCAAGTGCGATTCCCTGATGCTCTCTGCACCAAGTACGACATCACCGGGCAGGACGGGGCGGAGATTGCCATCGCCATCGAGATTGAGGCGCGGCTTGACATCTCTGCGACCGGTTTCACCACGGCTGTCGGCACGGCTCCGTTCCGCATTGAGTACCTCACGACTGTTGACCCTGACTGATAACCAATGATTAACCTCGACGAGTTGGTGAACCCGGCACGCCTACCGCGTGTGACGCTGTTCGGACGAGAGATTGTCGTGCGCCCCTTGACTGGGGCGTCGGCTCACAAGATCGCCGCGCTGTCCACGCAGGACGGCGCTGGCGATGTGATGCTTGGGGCGTTGCTTGAAGTCGTGCGGTCGAGTTGTCCTGACCTGACCGCCGATGAGGTGGACGCTTTGACCGTGGATCAGATTGCCGCGCTTATCCAGTTGAGCCGCAATCAGGTGTCCGAGGTCGAGGCGATGCTCGCGGAGCGGTCTGAAAAAAACTGACCGAGGCGGCGGGGCAGTCAACCGTCGCCGTGCCGTGGGACGCCGAACAGTTCGTGCGGCGGGTAGTGGTTGAGGTGTCGCGGGATACGGGGCAACCCGTCCGCGTGGTAGCGGGGGAATCGTTTGCGATAACGCTGTGGACGTGGGCGGAGTTGCGGGCGATGGCGAAGGAGGCGACGGTCGAGCGGATGGGGGAGCGGACGGATCTGGCAGGGCAGGTTGCCATCGCGTTCCATCAGCCACAAGACTTGCAGAAGATGGAGATGCGGTACCTGAAGGCGGCGGGGCAGTTGTCGCAGATGTTTGACCAGACGCGGGAGCGGCTGACGGCCCTGTCTCAACGGATGGCGCAAGCCGTCGTCAAGGAGTAAGTCATGCGGGTCTTTTCCGTTGAGATGCTGGTCAAGGAGGAAGGAGCCGCGACGGTACAGGCGGCTCTTAATCGCCTGAAGAAAGAGACGCAGGCGGTTGCCGCCGACATGAAGGTGACCGCGCAGGCCGTGACGAACACCGGCAACGCAATGCAAGGCGCGGCGGCAAAGACCCAGATTGCAGGGGACCGGGCGGCAAAGGCGGCGATTGGCTTCGCGGCGGTCGGCAACAGCTTGGCCCGCACCGGCTCCATCACGGCAGATATGGGGACGCGCATCGTCGAGGCGGGATCGCAGATTTCGATGATGTTCGGCCCGACCGGATTGGCGGTGGCGGCTTTGCTTGGATTCGCGACTGCCGCCGTGACCTCGTTTGTCAAGGCTGGCAACGAAGCGAAGAAGATGGCGGAGGAGACGAACAAGGCGCTCCGCGAGATGGTGCTGGCTGGCGATGTGGCGCAGATCACCAAGCGGTTGCGGGATGTGCAAGACGGCTTGCTCGACCTGACCTCTGGTGAGTTTACTGGTGGCCTAGACGATCTGCGGAAGCAGTACGACCAGCTTCGCCAGTCCATCGCAAACACGACGGCGGCACAGGAAGGGCGACGGCTGACGGCGCAGGAGATGGCGGCGAACAAGCAACGCATCGCGGACCTGCGTGAGCTAGAGCGACAGATTCGCTCGCTCGAGGCAACCGAGCGGTCGTTGTTGCGGGCGCGTGAGCTAGCGGGTCGCTTTGGCGCGACGGCTACCGAAGCTGGCGTGGCGGCGGTGGCTAGTGGGCGTGCGCTTGGAGGAATGCCGGGAGCAGGCGCTGGGACTACGGGGGTGGGCCGTGCGCCATTCGACTTGGGGGCGATTCAGGCCGCTATCCCGCAGGCGACTGGCATCATCCTGACCGATGCACAGAAGGCCGCAGTTGACCTTGCCAATGGCATTCAGCAGACCTTCCAGCAGAATGTTGGCGGGGCGCTCGTTGCTGGCATATCAATGGGTATTGAGCAGGCCGTCGCCTCTGGCAGTATCGGTGAGGGCTTCAAGGCGCTAGGATCTATGTTGTTGGCTGGGCTTGGCGATGCGATGATTCGCTTTGGCACGACCACGGCGGCGTTCGCGCAGTTTATGGCGACCATTATGGAGTCGCTGTCAAATCTGATGCCCGGCGGGGCGTTGGCGGCGTCTATTGCGATGATTGCTTTTGGCTCCGCGCTGAAGGGCGTGGCGCGTGGAATGTTCGGTGGACAGGGCGGTGGCGCGGCAGTTAGCATCGGCTCGTTCGGTGGCGGGGGTGGCGGGT